AACAGGCCCAGGCCGCCAGCCCCTACGGCGTCGAGCTGCAGGGCGACGCCTACGGCCTCATGCGCGTCAAGCTCTCGCAGGACAAGACACGCCTGTCGCAGGTCCAGTCGCACGAACGCCGTGCCGAAATGAAGGCCCGGCTGCTGCCGGAATACTTCGACTGGATCTATACCTCGCTCGATACAGGCAAGGGCGCGGTGGATCAGGTGCTCACCACGGTGATGGTGTGGGCGTTCGACGCCGGCGCCTACCGCCTGGGCCTCGACATCGCGGCCTATGTCATCCGCCATCGCATGGCCATGGCCGACGACTACAAGCGCAGCCCGGCCGCCATCGTGATCGACGAACTGGCCAATGCCTACCTGAAGGGCCAATGGTCGCCCCTGTTCGTGCTGCTCGACGCCGAGAACGTGCAGCACCTGGCACCCGTGCCGCTCGACGATGACCCCGCCCGCGCACGGGCGCAAGCGGCAGCGCTGCTCATCGAGGCCGACATCTTGACGGCCGAGCAGGACGCGCCCGATCAGGCGCGCGCCAAGTTGCACAAGGCCATCGCGTACGCGGCACTCGGCAAGGTGCAGACAGCTGAAGAGCCCGACCTTTCCGCGATCGAGCCCGCCGCGCTGTCGCTGGCCCTCGCGCGCCTGCAGCGCGCCCTGGAGCTAGACAGCAATGCCGGCGTGAAAAAGGACATCGAACGCGTCGAGCGAGCGCTCAACAAGGCCGGCGCGAGCGTCGAGCCGAAAGCCGAGGCGGCGACCACCGCCCCACCCGAACAACCCGCTACGCCCTCGCCGGCCAGCACGCGCAAGAGCGCGGCGCCGGCGAGGAAGTCCACGGCCCCTGCGCGCAAGCGCGCCGCCGCGAAGTAGCGCAACCGAGCACCCCCGCGTGCCGGGCGGCCCGTGGCGCTGCGTGAAAGGCTGATTCCTCACCACAACGCGCCACGGCCACCGCCCACCTATACCAAGCCAGACCTCAAGCCCGAGCCCGACCATGTCCCTCATCGCCGCAGCCCCGCCCCTCGTGCGCACCACGCCGCCCAGCGACCCCGCGCCGCTGGGCAAGGTCTCCGCGGGCGCATGGTGGCCGGAGATCGACCTCGCGGCCCTGCGCGATGCCATGCGCCTCGACGGCACCATCACGCCCCAGCGCCTGCTGCCGGCCGCGCAGGAAGCGGTCGCGGCCACCATCGGCCAGCTCGCCGACTGGGCGAAGAGCCGCGAGGAAGAAGGCTACGCCTCGCTGGCCGCCGTGCCCGCCCTGAAGGTCGACGGCGAGTCGATCAATGTGCAGCGCTTCCGCCGCGCCGTGCACTGCCATGCGAAGGCCAATCTGATCGAGCGCTATAGCGACTACGACACCACCGGACGCGAGCGCCGCAAGGATCAGGACGAAGCGCGCGAGGACCAAGCCGAGCACCACCGCCGCGATGCCACCTGGGCGGTGCGCGACATCCTGGGCGCGTCGCGCTTGACCGTCGAGCTGATCTAGCCATGCCGCGGACCGTTGTCACCCAGCAGCACGACACGGTGGACCTGCTGTGCCTGCGTCACCTAGGCGCGACGGCGGGCGTCACCGAGGCAACGTACCGAATGAATCCCGGCCTCGCAGACCTGGGGCCGATCCTGCCGATCGGCCTCGCCGTCGTGCTGCCAGACCTCCCCGCCAATGCTGCCCGCATCGACACCGTGCAGCTCTGGGACTAGGAGACATCGCCATGCCCACTTCAACCCTACGACACCACACCATGACCGAGCCCACCACCACCGCCGCAGCTGCCGGCACCGCAGCAGGCTACAAGCTGGCTTTGCTTTCGCTGCCCGTCATTGCCAGCCTGATCGCCTTCTGGCTCGGCATCCGCTTCGTGCCACTGCGTCCTGGCCAGGCGTGGAACGACCTCATCAATCGCGTCATGGGTTGCCTGGCCAGCTCCTTCATCCTGGGCACCATCGCCCTCGTGCTACTCATGCAGCACAAGCCCGACGTCTTCACCGCCGGCGCCGCGCTCGCCCGGCTCGCCACGTTTCCGCCCGAGGCCGGCTTCTTCGTGATCACCGGCTGCGTGTTCGTGCTCTGCAGCATTCCCGGTCCGTGGATCGTGGCCGCGGTCTTCCTCTGGCTGGAGCGCCGCAAGGATCGCGACATCGGCGAACTGGCCGCCGAGATCCGCGCCGGCATCGGCGCCCCGCGCGTGCCGGCTCCCGTGGTCGCCACGCCAGAGCAAGCAGCGACCGCCGACACCATCGCCAAGACCTGAAGTTGCCATGCTCACCCTGCCACAGCTCATTGCCGCCGGCATCACGCCGACCGTCGCGCGCGTCCTGCTTCCACACCTGATCGACGCGTTCGATCGCTTCGAGATGGACACGCCTCGGCGAATGGCCGCCTTCGTAGGCCAGTACAGCCACGAAACCAGCGGGTTCACCCGCCTGGAGGAAAACCTCTACTACACCGACCCGGCTCGCATCGCACAGATGTTCTCCGCGCTGCGCGAGGTCGAGAAGGCGCGAGCTTTCACGCGCCAGCCCAAGGCGCTCGCGAACAGGGTCTATGCCAACCGGAACGGCAACGGCAGCGAGGCCAGCGGCGACGGCTGGAACTACCGCGGCCGAGGCCTCCCGCACCTGACCGGCCGCGGCAACTATCGCGCGGCAGGATCTGCCCTGGGCCTGCCGCTCGAACAAAACCCGGACCGAGTCGCAGAGCCGGAAGCCGCTGTGCTGGTCGGCGCGTGGTACTGGAAGGCCAATGGCCTCAACGCCCTCGCCGACCGATGGCAGCTCGATGCCATCACGCGCGGGATCAACGGCGCGGCGATGGCCGGCCGCGCCGACCGCGTCGAGCGGTGCAACCGAGCGCTCGACGCCCTGCTGTCCACGTCATGAAAACCGCGCTGATCGCCATCGCCGCCGCGGTGCTGATCGCCGCCGCCTCGGCTCTGCCCGCCTACTGGCTCGGAGATAGCCACGGCGAAGCGCGTGTGCAGCAGGCCTGGGACAACGACACCAAGAGCCGAGCCACTGCCGCTCTCGAAGAGACCAACACCTCCCGAACCAAGGAACAAGGCCATGCCAACAGCGTCACCCTCGCCGTCGACGGCTTCCACGCCGTGCAAGCGCCTGCTGCTGCCGACGGCGCTGCTCGCATCGCTGCTGCTGAGCGCCTGCAGCGCGCCGCCGAAGGGCGTGCCGCTCAGTACCTCGCTATGTCCAAGGCCGGCGCAGTTGAGCGCGACCGTCTTGCAAGCCATGCGGCCCGACTCGACGCCAGCCTTGCAGAGGGTCGACGCGTGGCTGAACAGCTCCGCGCGGATCTTGTCGACCGCGACCAGCGAATCGGGCTCCTGGCCGACGTCATCCGTGCCGATCGCTCCCTCTTCGAGCCCGGCGATTCCGACGAGCACTGATCGATGAAGAAGCCGCAGCTGCTGCGCGACCACATCACCCGCGCCTGCCCGGAGCTGGCCACCAACCCGGAAAAGCTCACGGTCTTCATCGAGCGCGGCAACATCGTCCACACAGGCACGCCGGCCCTTTCCTTCGAGTACCGGTACACGCTGAATATCGTCGTGACGGACTGGACTGGCAGCACCGACGTGATCGTCGTGCCTGTCGTGGCGTGGCTCAAGCGCAATCAGCCCGACATCTTCGAGAACCCCGAGCGACGCGCGAAGGCCTTCCGCTTCGAAGTCGAGATCATCGATCACGCCACATCCGACATCGGCTTCGAGATCGACCTGACCGAGACCGTCGCCGTTCAAGGCAGCACTGTCGACGGCGTCAACCGGCTCACGACCCGGCACATCGGCGAGCCCGTGCTCGCTGGTGCCGAGCCCGTCGAATCGCTGCTCGACCTTGCGGCGGAGTGGCGTATCCACCCGCTAGACGAAGGCTGATCGTGGCCGATGCGCTCAACCGCCTGGCGAACTGGGCCGCTCCGCTGATGGCCGGGCTATCGCCCGAGCGCCGGCGCGCGGCCATGGTGCAGATCTCGACCTACCTGCGCCGCAGCCAGGCGGAACGCATCGGAGCGCAGCTCAACGCCGACGGCACGCCCTACGAGCCCAGGAAGCCACGCAAGCAGCTGCGCAACAAGAAAGGCGCCATCCGGCGCAAGATGTTCGAAAAACTGCGCACCGCGAAGTACCTCCGCAAGGCCGCGACCGCCGAGAGCGCCACGATCACCATCGGCGGACGTACCGCGCGCATCGCGCGCGTTCACCAGCGCGGCCTGCGCGACAAGGTCGATTGGCGCAAGCCCAACAGCCCGACTGTGCAATATCCGAAGCGCGAGCTGCTGGGCTTCACACCCGCGGACGAAGACGCCGTCACCGACATCCTGCTGCACCACGTCACCGCCAACGGCTGACGGTTGAGGGCGCCGCGCAACGCCCTTCAGTCCCCGCCGCATGCACCGTCGCGTTCGCTCGCGCACGCGAGAGCGTTTCGGCACATTGGGCGCATGCC